CTCAGGGCAGTTTCGTCAGGTGGTGCCAACTTGGAGGGCTTTGGTCCTTTGTTGCTCTCCACGGTGCCTTTGCTCTGATTGGATTCATGCTTCGTCAGTTTGAAATTAGTCGTCTAGTGGGGATTCGTCCGTACAATGCTATTGCGTTCTCTGGTCCTGTTGCTGTTTTTGTCAGCGTCTTCCTTATCTACCCACTGGGTCAGTCATCATGGTTTTTCGCTCCGTCCTTTGGGGTGGCAGCAATTTTCAGATTCCTCCTCTTCTTACAAGGGTTCCACAACTGGACACTGAATCCTTTTCATATGATGGGCGTGGCAGGTATCCTTGGCGGTGCTCTGCTCTCTGCTATCCATGGTGTTACAGTTGAGAATACTTTGTATGAGGATGGTGAACAGTCCACAACCTTCGCTGGGTTTGATTCCACCCAAGAAGAAGAGACCTATTCGATGGTTACCGCTAATCGTTACTGGTCTCAGATCTTTGGAATCGCTTTCTCCAACAAGCGTTGGTTGCATTTCTTTATGCTATTCGTACCAGTGATGGGTCTCTGGACTTCATCTATTGGTATCATCGGTCTTGCTCTTAACCTTCGTGCTTACGACTTCGTATCACAAGAGATTAGAGCAGCAGAAGACCCAGAGTTCGAGACCTTCTATACTAAAAACATTCTTCTGAATGAAGGTCTACGTGCTTGGTTGGCACCAGTCGATCAACCACACGAATCTTTCGTATTTCCAGAAGAAGTTCTACCGAGGGGCAATGCACTTTGAATACATTCAAGTATGGGCAGTCATACTAATCATCTTCTTTCTTATCACTTCGGATCAGTCCGATGACGATGACGATCAAGATGGTGGCATGATGGTTCCTGCTTATCAAAGTCGCTAAATAAAGGTGGCTACCTCCTTTATATGTCGCCGCTGCACTACTGGCAAATATCAGTAGTATGTGCTATACTTTGAGGGTCTAACGACCCTCTTTTTTATGTGGAAATTTATAGCAACAGCAGGGGTTCTGGCGGCAGGTCTACCTGCCCTAGCAGACCCCATCACAGTAGATGATTGGTTCACTCCACATGCACAAGGATGCATGATTCTTCGGGAGTGTACCGATGATGTAGAACCAGTATGGGGAATCGGTGTACTCAGAGAGGAGTATCCCGACGCTAACTGGGACGCAGTAGCATCAGAGTTCAGTCGTATCCTAAATGCTCTCACATTAGTTGACGTACAAGTATATCTTGCCGACGCAAAGTATTTTCCAGTAGGACATCGTGGTGTTTATCACACTGTCGGTAATAACTTCTTCCTGAACAAAGCATTTGTAGGACGTCCTCATGTACTCATGAGTGTCATGCGTCATGAAGGATGGCATGCTGCACAAGATTGTATGGCAGGCACCATTGAGAATAGTATGATTGCTATCATCAAACCCGAAGAAGATGTACCACAGTTCTGGCAAGATCTCGTAGAGAATACATATCCTGAACAGTCATGGCCATGGGAGAAGGAAGCAACGTGGGCAGGTAAGACTGAGGGTATGACTATGAGAGCACTAGAAGCATGTGCCACAGGTGAGATGTGGAATGTCTATGAACCTACCCCCCTGACAAGGGAGTGGTTGGAACTGAATAAATATATCGATAAGTAATTTTGTAGATGGTAGCGGGTAATCCTTGTTATTCTGGCGATAGTGGTCTCCCACTGCTTCCGAGCAGTACGAACCCTGCTGGTAATCAATTCGTTAGAGCAAGACAAGGTGATACCCCACCACCTGCTGTTGTAAATCCTGGTGCAAACATCCGTCTTACAGTAGGCAACTGCTATGAGGCGGATGTTCCTATTGTTACTAACACACCAGATGCAATCAATAGTCCTAGGGTTACTCTTCCAAGACCACCTACTATTGATGACAGCACACCACCACCTGCTGCAACTGCTGCTGACCTGATCAGGGTCGTTGTGGACAACTGCTATGGTGATGACATTCCATTGTCACCTGCTACATCAGTACCAGGTCAGAACCCTAGGAAGAGAAAAGGACAAGAGGAACCAATAGCACCTACTGCACCTGGTGAAACCATCAGGCAGATTGTAGAGAACTGCTATGGTCCTACCTCTCCTGCGCTCACTCCACGCCCCTCTGGACCCCCTAGAAACCGTCAAGGGGAACCACCTGCCCAACCTGGTGTAAATCCTGGTCAGGTCATCAGAGACATCGTAGAACGATGCTACCCTGCTGTACCTGTACCTGACATTACTGCACCTGCAAATCCTGGTGTTGCACCACTGATTGATTTGGATCCTATCGGTCCACTGGACTGGTTGTGTGACCTGTTCCCTGACCTACCTATCTGTTCTCTGTTCCCTATCGGACCTCTCATTCCTGATGGTCCTACGATTCCTACACCGCCTGGTGGTGATGATTGTAAGGAAGTTGCAGAAGGACTTACACAGGAAACTGTTGAGATTAGTTCCAGACCTGATGAAGCAGAGGAAGGTATCTTCTATGTGTTGGAGTCTGGTAAGAAATTAGTTTGTAAGGGTCTAGGTAGATCAACCGAAGGTCCACCAACAGGAGGAGACTGGGATAAGTGTGTTAAGACTGCTGTTGAATGTATATTCAAACCATATGTGACAGGCACATGGAGAACGCCAGGTGCTGACTGTAATACGTTCTACATTCGTGGACAGAATAGTACCACTGGACAGATTTGTATAGAGAACTGTCAAGGTGGTCGTAATGCCATCTATGAATACAAGTCAGGTGCTGGTGCTCGTAATGTTATGCTTGCACCTATTAGTAATGGTAAGAATGGTTCTGGATCATTCCTAAAACATAACCTCAGGGTATGTACAACTGACACCATGGGTAATTACAATGGTGGTAAAGTATTTTGTGAAGCAGGTAATTTATATTTCAATAGCACATCAATCCAAACTTATACAGTAGGTCTCGGTGGTGCCAACGTCACGTTCAAGTGTCGTGGTGTACTAGACGGTAATGAATATGACTCAGAGTGGTGGGTTGATGGTTTCACAGGAACGTTGCCTGCCAGTGGTACAAAGACTACATACACATTCAATGCTGGTAGAAGAAATCTTTCTGTCATACTAGAAGTCACTGGTGCTGGTGCAAAGGATCATAGATATGGTCTGAGTCCTACACCTGACAAACCTGGTTACGTTAACACTGGTCCAGATCCTGCATTCTATGTACTGCAAGAACAAGCAGAAGGATCAGTTCCTTTGTTTAGATTCTACTCAGCAGCAGCACAAGACACTCTACTTACTATCAATCCTGGTAAACCTGACTCACGAGGTGAAGGTATTCGTGCGTTCCTAGATGCGTATGGATACACAGAGGGTCAACTCCTAGGATATGTGTATAAGAATTCTGCACTAGCAGGTAAATCTCTACGTGCAGACGAAGAGATACAAGAACTACATGCATATGCACGACGTGGTTCAGTAGATCTTGATGCATATTTCGATAGTAATAATAATCTAGTAGTAACAGGTTCTGGTTCAGGTAAGATCAAGGTTGAGATCGTTTGGGATGATAGTAGAGGGGACGATGGACGACCGTTTGATACTCTTACATGTGGTGGTCTTTCATTCACCAGAAGTGGTGAGAAAGGATCTGCATCTGGTATGTTAGATGTCACTGGTGGTAATACATATCCTATTAATGGAATCAATTACAGTGCAAGTCGCACGAATGGTGATAGAACTCTACGTCTGGGTGATAGTGATAGTAGTAATAATGCTCAGATAAACCTTGGTGGTTTAGAAACCTCTTCTCTATCTGATTTTACAGACCATAAGTACAGCACTGCATTGATGGCAGTGAAAGAAACACCTGTTAGATACCATAGATCAAGACTTTCATATAAGATTCCACTCAACCCTGTGTCCTCTGTTGTAATCTCCTACAACGTCATTAAAGGTGCGGCAGGTTACCAGAACTCATGGGGTGTCGCGATCACTAATGAAGAAGGTAATCAAATATATTGGGCAAGAGTTATTGAAGAAAATACCACTCGTGACATTGAAACCACACAATATACTATCCCTTATGATGTACTGATTCAGTATCCTAGGAAGGAGATTGTATTCTTCTTGGTCCCTGATGGTAATGGTGGTCTCAGTTCTGGTCAATCTATTACATTTAATTATCAGAATCCTGGTTTCAAAAACAGTGCATCCACAGAGAACGATTGGGTGTTCTTCTCTAACAGTAAGATGAACCCAACAGAGAGTCAGGGATCATCAGCAAGATCTAAGGTGAGATTTAATGGTAACAACTGGCAGTGGTGGGAAGATCTTCTTAACGGTGATGATGACTACGATGACTTCAAGATTTACTATGAGTTCATGATGCCTGGTTCTGATTACAAATACGATGGCATTGAATGCTATGTGTTTGAAGAACCAAGTCCTACACCTATCATGATGGATGTTATTGTGAGGGAGCAGTGTGAGAAACCACTGTTCGATGGCACGTTTATGGATGTCACGATGACTAGAACAGGATGTGGTTCACCTCTACCTGTGTCTGACTCCACATATAATAACGCTACGATAGGTAAGTGTACTGGTCCATATGTTATCGAGATCAATCGTAATCAGAACTTGAAAGCATATAGATCTGCCACACTACAACTGAAAGCATATGGTTCTCTCATTCAGGCACCTGAATCTGAGGATATTAGATTCCGATACAAACTTAAAAAGAATGGAGTAGTTATCCATGAGGATAAGTTAGAAATTAGAGACTGGCCACGAGTTGGTGCTGATCTAGGACCACAGTTCTCCGTTGCTGATGATGATGTACTTAGATTTGAGATTGATGGACCTTTCCGTGGTCCTGCTTCTGGTAATACATCTGTTGGTTTTATTCTTTATGATGTTAATGATGGTGTCTTTGAGAAACCATGGAACGTTAACATGATCACTTCACCTGGTGCAGGTGAGGCAGCAGGACGTTCTAGAACCGTCTCTAACGACCCTCAGAGCGTCGATACAGGCAGTGTGAAGAAACTATCCATCCAACTCTGGGATCACATCTCAGAGGCATGGACAGACAAGGTGTATGTCTGGGACAACGGTCAGTTGAATACCAACGGACTAAATGGTCAGGCAGCAAGTTGGAACGATGAATACTATGGTGGAAACCAGTATGTTAACTGGGGTGGTACTAGACAGATCGTGCCTGGTTTATATGAAGGAGGCACTAGACATAGAAGAGGTCACATCATGAGCAGTAACATTGATGCTGATGACACTTGGACTGATCGCTTCGTGGGTAACGCCTTTGATCGTGGTATCTTTTACAACAGTCTCTTTGAGCATGCTCGTGGTTTGCTCTGTCGCCCTAGCAAAAAGATTGACATTTTGGAGAAAGGGTACTATCATTTATCCAACACGCATGGTTTCATGGCGTGGTACTTGCAGTATGCAGTCAACATGCTTGACGACGAACAAACAGGTCGCGATCAACTACATGATGACATCGATGCATACTATGCAAAGGGTATCCTTGACGGCAACGCCAATGGTTACCCCATGGGAACCGTAGTTACCAGCAATGGAATGTACAGTAAGATGTCATTCATGCATGACTATATACTTGGTCAAGTGGGTAACGAAGAATCACTCACAGACGTTGGCGGCAACGCTAAACTAAGGATGGCATTCTGGCCATACACTGTGACTGATTCAGAATATGACGACAACAGTACCGATGATGAGAATCAACGATACGGTTCTGGCATTTACTGGTCTTGTGCTGTTGAATGCTTTGACGTCATAGATGCTGGTGATTCTTATCAAGTTGGACAACAATTTGAGATGCAATGGCCACCACCACAAAAACAAAAAGGTAAGTATCAAAACAAAGGTGGTTCTGTGACCCCTTACTATCCTAGGGACAAGGGTGCTAACGAACCTTTACCCAAGGAGATCACACCCGCCAATACTGTTGGTGCTACCGACCGTATCGCCCGTCGTTTCATGGAAGATACATACACACCAAGAGAAGTCTTCTATCAGGAATCACACAATAGAGATTCTAACTTATGGTATCTCTGCCAGTCTGAAAGGAAGGTGGATCGGGTGAAATTCAAAATTACTATTGAAGAAATCCAATGAGTCCACAAGGATTTGGGAATACTGCTGCTGACAGAAGTCTTATGCACTCTGCCAGACGCATGACCGCACTGAGAAAAGTGCTAGAAAAGTATGAGCATGACCCCAAGGGGAAGAAGAAAATGCTCAAACATATGAAGAAGTATTATCACGGGTGGCGAGGGGAGCTTGACAGAATCGATATGAAGGAGGTAGAATTACCTCCTCGACCCGAACAAGTTAAAATTGAGAGGGTCGAACCAGAAGCACCTGTTTCCGAACAGGTTGCTGAGGACATACGCGATTACCTGAACAAGGACTAACTGTCACAAGGCAAGACGTTTCTAGTTCTTATCGTGTATAAATACTCATCGTTATGCGCGTAACGAAAGGCTACAATATCAAACGAGGACTGTCGAATCCTCTATCATCTGTGGGTAAACACTCCACAAGTTCAATTAAAGGAAATTACAAATGATCATCAAAACTGCAATCGCAACTCTCGCCGCCGCTGCTGCCGTGGCTGCTCCGTCTGTCGCCCTTGCTGGTCCCTACGTTAACGTAGAAGCCAACTCAGGATTTACTGGTTCTGATTACACTGGAACCACAACTGACGCTCACGTTGGCTACGCTGGCGAAGTGGGATCCGTTGGTTACTATGCTCAGGTTGGACCTAGTTTCGTGTCTGTTGACGGTGGCGAAAGTGACACCGTTCTGTCTGGTAAGGTTGGTGCAAGCGTGTCTGCAAGCGAGCAACTTTCCATCTATGGTGAGTTCGCATTCGCTGGTGGCATCGACGATGCTGACAACGGTTATGGAACTAAGGTTGGTGCAACTTGGTCTTTCTGATCAGTTAAACTGATATAATCTAAATAATTGAGGGTCTTACGACCCTCTTTTTTATTCTTATTAATTACTATGTCAAAGAATCCTGGTGGAACCGTCATCTATACTCGCGATGGTTGTCCATATTGCGTTAAGATTAAAGAGGTTTACAGAATGCGTTCTTGGTCCTATACTGAGTACAAACTTGGAACTCAGTTCACCCGTGAACAATTCAAGACCGAGTTTGGACCTAGTGCTACCTTCCCACAAGTTCTAATCAATGGACAGAAGATGGGTGGTTGTACTGAAACTATTAAATTCCTACGAGAGGGTGCTTACCTGTAATGAAACAAATTGATGGAGACGAACTGTACTGTTTGATTGATCGTGCAACAGATGCTGCGATGGTCGATCATAAGTTTCTATTCAAGATGGACTCTTACCTACGAGGTAATAAGTGGACAAGAAGAATGACCACTGAGTTCATCGAGTCTCCGACAGCAGCAACACTCAATAATACTATCCTTGAACTAGAAGGTTACATCAAGGGAGGTGACAAGACTTTGAGAGAAGCGTATGGTCACATCCCTAAACCAAAAGCAAGGAAGATTAGAGATTATCTTTATTCAATCTTAGAAGATGCTTGGCAATACGAGAAGGAACGTAGACCTGGTCGTAAAGCAAAACCTAAGAAGCAAATGAAGTCTAAATAAGATTACATACACGGAGATTGCTATGGCAGATGCATCATTTCTTTATATTGCTTTCTTCCTAACCATCGGTGCCTTCCTGCTGGGTGCCATTGCGGTATGGAATCTGAAAGATGTGTATGATGCTTGGCGCGAGCGAGCAGACTACGCTCGTATCGTTATGCATCCTGAGATGTATGATGAAGATGGTGAACTGATCACAGATGAACCGATCTTCTACTTGCGTTATCCTCAATTTGATGATAACCTAGACCTTGAAGACGAAGAGTGATCAATGATCCTTGTTGACATGAATCAGGTTTGCATCAGCAACCTGATGGTATCCTTGACAACTACCAACAACAAATTGAGTGAGTCACTGGTTCGCCACATGGTGTTGAAGTCATTACGGATCATCCGTAGTAAATTCTCCACTGAGTTTGGCGAACTTGTTCTATGTTACGACTCAAAGAATTATTGGCGTAGACAAGAGTTCCCTTACTACAAGGGGACAAGAAAGAAAGACAGAGAGAAGTCCTCCTTGGACTGGAACGAGATCTTTGAACTCTTGAACAAGATTAGAGACGAGATCCGTACCAACATGCCTTACAAAGTTGTTGAAGTTGATGGTGCAGAAGCAGATGATGTGATTGCATCACTTGTGAAAGACCAAGCAATGCGTAACATCAGGTTGCAGAACAACATGCAACCTGCTAAAAAGGTATTGATTCTCTCAGGTGATAAGGACTTCGTACAGTTGCAACGATATAAGTTTGTCACCCAGTACAATCCTATCCAAAAGAAATTCATGAATGGTGTGGACCCTAAGACATACCTCTTAGAGCACATCATTAAGGGAGACCGTGGTGATGGTATCCCTAACTTCCTATCAGACGATGACACCTTTGTCTCTGCTGGGAAGAGGCAACGTCCACTGAGTAAAGTTAAACTAGCGAAGTGGGTTGACCAATCACCCGAAGATTTCTGTAATGAGAAGACTTTACAGAACTACGAGCGTAACCGTAAGTTGATTGACTTTACATTCATCCCTGATGAGGTGTATAATAACATCATAAATACATATGAATCTATTGAACCCCACCCTAGGGGTAAGATGTACCCCTATTTCGCTCGACATGAGTTGAACGAAATGCTTGACCACATTACTGAGTTCTGAAATGAAACTATTGATCTCTGAAATTTTGCAGAAGGCACACAACGCCAAGACAAAGGCAGAAAAGATCCAGATCCTAAGAGCGAACGAGACACAAGCATTGAAGTCTATCTTCATCATCAATTACGATGATAGTATTGTATCTCTACTTCCAGAGGGTGCTCCTCCTTACGAGAAGAACGAAGCACCTGCTGGCACTGAACACACAGTCCTAGAAAAAGAACAACGTCTGCTCCATCACTTCTTTAAGGGTGGATCTAACATTCCTAACATGAAGCGTGAGACTATGCT